AAACACTACCTTAGCAGCAGCTGCACTCCCTTCTACAAGGGCTTGTGACAGAGCTTCAAGTGACTTCAAATCACCAATGAATTCTTCAACACGTCCACGTCCATAGGCTTCACCATCAACATGGTTAAATCTAAGTGGAAGCCAAGGGTTAGCATTAACAGGTGCTTTACCCATTGACTTAGGAAGTATATCATTATAAACCTCCTGATGCCAAACCCATCTGTTGTTGTCTAGCATTACGTGAGTATAAACATCACATTCATCAGTTGGATAATCAGTCAAGTCATCCTGATTTGCAGAATCAGTATAGCTATTATTTTTTAAGTTATCTTCTTTTTTATAATCAGGGTAAAATTTTTTAAGTAATTTTTTAGAGATTGTTTCTTTTGTTACAATTTCAATAACATTACCACTACCATCTCTATCTACAACATAACGGTTCAAAGGATATAGTTTAAGTCCATCCTTTCCCATATAGATAAGAGCATTACCAGCAACGACTAAATGTTTTAGTGCTTGATGAACAATAACACGATCAGTAGAAGCTGCAATAGATTCCATAATCGTCCGTTCAACTTTAGCAAACGACAAGTCAAGTTCTGATCTAATATCTGGTCCTAGTTCTCCAGGAATGTTAATATCATTTACCTGTAGCTTAAAGAAACTGGTTTGTGGTGGTAGCAGTGCAAGCATTAGTTTACTTGCAAGCGTCACCACACCTTTAGCTCCTACACTTTGCCACGGTGTAATGAGATTACGTGCACCTTTATAAGATGTTTCTTCTCCACGGATTAGATAAGGAAGAGTTAGATCTGCTGCTTGTCTAGCAGTATTTAGAAACTGGGAGCGGTCCGAAGACAATCTCTCATAACGTGATTGAGCAGTCATTATACATTAATACCTAAATTAGAAGTAGCAGCTAATCCAGGAGACAATCCTGTTGAAATTTGTGGTTTAATTTGCATTGCTTTGCGTTTAAATGCACCTGTACCTCCCTGTGAACCAGGCAATCTAGAAATACTTTGAAGTTGAAGTTGAGCGGTTTTACTACCAGCAAGTTGATTTTGTTGTGCAGTCCTACTAGCAATTTCTAATTGTTTTAAACGTTCCGCTTGTTCTCTAGCTAATCTTTCTTGTTCAGCTTTAGCTTCAGACGCTATTGTGTCTAATTCTTGTTGCCTTTGAGCTTCTTCAGCTGCTCTTTGATTTGATTGTTGTACACTTGAATTAACTTGTTCGTAAATACCACCAGTTATACCAGGTTGTTGCTGAGCATTCAAGGTACCTGGATTAGCATTTAGAAAATCTAGGATTTCTTGATCTGTAAAACCAGCTGATCTATTACCAACAAGATCTGCATCACCAAATTGACTAAGACCTTTTTCTACACTTGTAGCAAGCTGAGGGTTATAATATTTAGTACTTACTTTCATTAATTTTCGTCCATGTATTGAATGACCCACTCAACGACACTACGTTGACCAGACCTGTACATAATTTTTTCCATTGTATCTTCAGGGTTAGGATTTACTGGTGGAAATGCTTCATCTAACTTAGATAACATAGCATTTGCTGTCATGCCACGTACATCAAGTAAATTTAAATCAGGCATATTGTGGTAGGTTTACATTACTATGTTCAAAGAAAGCAGGCATTCTAGCAGCTTTAGTATCAGAAAGCTCAGGTGCTTTACCTTCATACATTAAACGATCACTAGAATCTAGCCAAAATTTTTTGTCCAAATATTTATCGGTATTGCTACCCAAAGGTTGCATTACCCAATTGATAGTTGCCTTGCGGAGTTTATCAAGAGAAGGACTGACAGTAAGCCCCAACTCCCTACAAACAAGGCTATTGGCAGCAACGTGAATTTGTTCATCTCTACTTATATCCGCACTGACTGTTCGCATTCCAGCGTCACCATTAAAGCGCATGAATGGTAGTAGAACGAAGAAAATTGCACGTTCGGCAACCATTGCTTTGAGGATCGTGTGATCAGGATGCGAAGTCCAAGCTTCCCTGAGCCTAATAGCTTCCGATTCAGCTTTTTTGTCAACACCGTAAGCATTGGCAATGTAACCAAGTGCCAGGTCGTGATTTTCCTCGTCGGTGACATTTGATTCCAGTAACTCCCTCGATAGTTTTGGTACGTCGGTAGCCAATCCATCACGGATAAAATCTCCCACAGGTAGTTCCATATGTCGCAACGCAAGAGCACGGTAAACCGTTTCTTCCGCCCCTGCCTTGCATGATCCGGCAGTTGTCTGGACTGGTGTCCATTTTCTTTTTCTGTTTAGTAGTTTCTCGTAAGGATTCATTCTTGACAATCACAGGTAATTTCTTCATTTAAAATGTCCTCTAAATAATTTTCAACATCCTCTGCATCTAGTGCAGCATATGCATCTGATTTATCTTGTGTATCACTCATTACTTGTAATGAATAATAGAGGCTTGTTTGCGGGGACCGTAGCCACTCTTCCACGAACGCATTGTCGTAGGTCACCATATCACTCCATGAGTTGAAGCTATAACCGTGAAGAAGCCCTGTGCTATCTAGTAGAGTCATGATGCCATCAGCAACACGTTTGTAAGCCTCCCAGCCTACCTCAGAGGCGATCTCTACGTCACCATAGTTGTAAGTTTGTACTCCGAAAGTACCGCTGTCGCGATCGACTGTCTGCGAGATAGGTGGAGCGATTTCTGGTGTGCAAGTATAGCCATCCAGATCCACGCTTCGATAACTGCAACTGGCGGTTGGAGCGATAGCAAAGGCTCGAACCATATTATGGTCGCTAGCGATTGAGGATGCTTGTTTAATTCCTGAAGCAATTTGAGAGACAAGTTCATAAGATGCAGATCGAATAGTTTCACCGTTGTTATATTGATCTAACGCTCTTCCAAATTGTTCGTATGTTACTCCGTACCTCCGTAGGAGATTCGCGAGGCCAAGCAAGCCGAGTCCCACTTGTCTATCAACTTCAGGCGTGAGGTATTCTCCAGAATCTCCGACAGCTGTCCTACTATGTAGGCTGCACAACTCGGACATACCTTCAGCAAATGCTCGTGGGATGTCGTCGAACTCACAGGCTCCAAGATTGATATGCTGTAGTAGACAGGTACCTCGTGATGGCAGGTATACTTCGAGACAGACGTTACCTCTGATGCGGTTTCCTTCATTGTCATATTTTACTTTGTTTAGCCAGATGTCACCTGATTTGATTCCATATAGTAGGTCTTCCTTAAACGTACAATCCTGCCACCACTCTTCAGTGATGTTGATGCATCGTTTGACCCAAGGTAATTCCGATCTAGGAGTAGTAATAAAGTCAAGAGCATCGGGGTGATTGAGCGAAATATGAAGAACAATCGCACCGTTCTTGTAAACACCACCTCTACGTAGTATTTCATTTAAACTGCTATAAATTTTACCAAAACTTACAGGACCAGAAGCTGTTACACCTGACTTACGGACATAACCTTTTGGGTCAAGTTTGTCTAGATGGATAGCACAACCTGCTCCATACCTAAGAGCATGTGAGGCAAACCTCCAGCTGGCTTCAATACCATTTGGCCCTTCCATTTCATTTTCAACTACAAATACTGTGCAGCTGACTGGTAGGCGATGTGTAGGATCATCGATCCATGATTGAACCCGACCTGTGCGGGAGATATAGTTAGACATTGAGTAGATCAGTTAGGTTTGGAGGTTTGTAGTTTGGTCCCTTTAAGACCTTACCGTCTTGGCGGTAAATAGGTTGTCCTTTGTCATCTAGTTTGGACATGTTTGATTTATGGACACGATCCATAGCTTCATCTAGATCCCAATCTTTATTAGCAGCAAACTGATAACAAACATAGACAAGATCACAAAGCTCCTTTAGTTGTTCGTGTTCATCTTTTAAATGAAAGGCTTCGTGAAACTCTGACCATTCTTCATCGATCAAAGATTTCTGGGTCAGATTCCCATTCGGGGAACTGGGTATGGAGTAAGCGTCCCGAAACTCTTTTGCTTGACTCAAGAGAGTTGTCCCAGTCTGATTGTGTTTTATCGAGTTCATGTTGTAGGTAGTGGATTGCTTTAGCTAAGTCTTTTCTTTTGTCTCCTTTGTATTCACAACGGCAGATGTATTTGACAGCATTAGCTTGAAAGAAGCTAAGGTTCTGATTGACAATGAAGTCTCCTACTTCCCAGTTGTTTCCGTAGTGTTCAGGTGATTGGGCCATTGTTTGACTAGATTTGATACGGTGTTGGCAAGTGCAAAGTTCTGACGTTGTAACGCCATGAATATAGTAATAATATCTTCTTTTTCAGCTTTAGGTAGTAGGTCTTCAAGCCTTCTTATCTTGAAGTCCTGTTCCACTGTCAACTCTATAATCGGAGGAGGGGGTAAAAAGGATGGGCTGTTTTGCTCTCCAGTCATAATCATCGTTAGTAAGGATCTTTGCAAGTCTTGCGTTTTGTAGTGCGATGT